CCAAAGGATTATGTAAAGTATGTAGATAAAAACCAAGGTAAAGAATCCAATATATTTGGATTAGTTAAAGAAACAATTAGACGAATAAAATCTATCGAATTTAATTATGAATTCCCAAGGAATTTGAATATTAAAACATCGTTCAAGGAGGACTACTATGGCAGAAACTATCAATTTTGATCTTGAATTTCCTAATAATCCAGAGTTTGAGTTCAGTACTACACTAGAACGTATAAACCTAGATGAGGAAATGCAAAAAGATCTAGAAAGAGGAAAAGGTTTCTTAATCAAAGAACCTGATGTCGCTTTAAATAAAACTTTAAAGCGTACAGACTCTATCTATTCTGAACGATTCACAAAAACACTACAAGATCCTGATGCATTTGCTGATAGATATTCTTGTAAGTGTAAGAAGACACAAGGTAGAGATTATAATGACTCTATCTGCCCATATTGTCATACTAAAGTACAATATACAGGTGATGATTTAGAAATCTTTGGTTGGATTAACTTAGCTCCATACCATATCATTCATCCAAACTTGTATATGAGTATTGAACGATATATTCGTCCAGAAAATCTAAAAGCTATTCTAATTCCAGAAGTAGAATTAGATGAAAATGGTAATCCTATTACCAGAGTAGATAAAACTATTCAAAAGAAGAAAAAGGAAAAGAAACGTCGTGGTCGTCGTAAAACAGAACCAGATCAAACTTATGCAACAATCGGCATGATTGGGTTCTATGAAAAATTCGACGAAATTATGGAATACTTCCATTCTAAACTCAAAGGTAAACGTGAAGATGTATATGAAGATATCATGGCTAACAGAGATAAAATCTTTATCCAAAATATCCCAGTATATACTTCCGTATTACGTCCATGGAAAATCGATGAAGGTAGATTCACATTTGAAGAAGCCAATAACCGATATACTATGATTGCTAAACAAGCAGCTAAAGCAAAAGACGATAGTCTTGCAATGTACCGAATGCCTAAGTATAAGAACTCTGTTCTTTGGGATATCCAAGAACGTTATAGTGCTCTTGTAAAAGGTATTCTAGATATGATGCTAGGTAAGAAAGGACGTCTACGTTCTTTGATTGCTGGTCGTTGTTGTTTTACTTCTCGTTCTGTAATCATTCCAGGACCTGAACTTAGAATTGATGAAGTTAAAATTCCATACTATTCAGCATTAGAATTACTTCAACAAACCATCATTAATATTCTTATTAAGACTTATAATATGAATGCAGCTGATGCATATATGAGATTCTCTCAAGCAAGACTTGAAAAGGATCCACAGATTATAAATATTATTATGAATATTATCAATACAATTGGTTTATATGTATTAATCAACCGTAACCCTACTATCCGTTACGGTTCTATCATGGCTATGAAAGTAGTTGGTATTAATGATAGCTTCACATTAAGTATGCCTTTGAGTGTATTATCTTCATTCGGGGCTGACTTTGATGGGGATACATTGAATATTATTTATATTCCATTACTTGAATTCTGGCATAAGATCATTGGTGTATTTAATCCAAGAGATGCTATGATGATTTCTCGTAATGATGGTAAGTTCAATAATGATATGAATCTATTCAAAGATTCTATCTTAAATGGTAATGCGTTATTACAACTAAGCCGTAAGTATTATGATAATAATGATATGGCTGAAATAGATGCAATTCTCGAGGCTAATAAATGCGAAGAATTGAAAGAATGTAACGATGACTATCTAGACTAAAAAGCAGAAGATATTCCCATAGCTCATATGAGCTATGGGATATATTTCCTTTTATTTTTTAGGTTATAAATGAATATGCTATACCCTTATCCTCAGCTAGTATTTTACAACCGATTTGGATTTCAGCTATTGCATACTCTTCGATAACGGCTTCAATAGGAACAGTAGTTTGGTATTCACCTAGTATAGCACACTTCATAGGTATAGAAGTTTCATAGTCTTCTATAATCACTGTGGAAATGTGTAGGTCATCGAATTCACATACATCACGAACATCTGCTCGTATATTGACGTATGTATTTAATTCATTATCATACTCTACTAACCTATACCCGTTCTCCGGTAGTGCAGGCATCGATATCCACCTCGCTCAATGTTTGAATTTTGAAGTTGATGGTAGATACTGGACAGTTAAGATGTAAAGGTTTGGCTTCACCAATAATTCGATCTTCTAGTCTACTATTATTTACCAAACAAGGTGTAATTTCTACACTAGCATTTGGTTTTTCTGGAGCAATAGATAATTCGAATTCCTTAGTAACTGCAGAACCTTTAATAATATATTCACTACTTACTTTGACTCTACATTTAATACCTTCAATAACTACAGTACAGTTATAACCATACTTAAATTTATTGATATTAAGTTTAGAAGAACCAAATAAGTCAGCAGTAAACCCTTTAAGTTGGAAGAATTCTATATCGTCGGATACAAAGCGATGGAGCTCCCCATCTTTATCTTTATATGCAACGAAGTTATTATCATGAATAACATCATCGTCAAATAATGTTTTGAAATTACCGTTTCTATCTACAAAAGCATAGTGCCCTAAACCTTCAAAACCAAATTTTTCAATTTCACTATGGTCTTCTAGTTTTCTTAGATAACGGTTATCTTCACCATCGATGAATTCTTGTTCAAATTTACCATCTTTTGTAATAACTAGCCAAGAGAATACTCTCTCAGGACAAGTACTTTTATACTCTTTCATTTAAAAATCCTTCCTTTTGTTTTGCTGTTGTTTTATTAAGAGAAGTATCCTTGGATTTTCAAACGCCAGTTGTGAACATCTTTAGATGCATTCAAAGCGGGTACTACACGAACTCGAATATTAGCGAAGTTTGTAGTACTGTTACTTACAGTACCATCGTTTGCTGTACCTTTGATAACATGATTTGTCAAGTCATCACCAGCAGCACCATTGGAAGCTACACCAACATAGGAGTTAGCACCAATAGCAACGAATTGTTTAGAACCATCAGCACCTACAGGAGCAGTAGCATATACTAAAGCTTGTGTCCATTTATCACGAACAGCTTCTTCAGCAGATGTTTCATTTACACCGTTTTCATCAACAGTTGTTACTTTAACATCAACTAAATCAGAAACGTCGACAGAACCACCTTTGTTATTCCATACATTGATTTCCAATTCTTTAGATGTTGTACCTGTACGAAGAGTACCTAAGTACCATTCTGTTACAGGTTTTGTATTGTCAGCATTCATAATGCTAATAATAGGACTAGCCATTGTTTCATTCCTTTCTAAATCTTCTGACGAACTTCTACACAGGTAGATATAGATTCTAACCCTAAAGGAATAGTACTAGCTGCAGTGATTGTGAGTCTAGTACCAGCTCTAATTAAAGTATTATCTACTTCTACAGAGCCTTCTTTAGTGTCTTTATCAATATCAATTCTGGAAAGAGTTTTCCAATTACCATTACTATAGAGTTGTAGCTCTAGGGAAATATTATTTTCCATGGTACTAGATAACGGTACGATAGAATTGATCTTGTGTAAATAGCAGTCAAATGGACAATAGAGTTCTACCTTATTAATAGAAGATTCTTTGATAGAGCTTACGAAATAGAGATATTTAACTTGAGATAACAATTTAAGTTTAGTGATAATGTCAGTAATAACTTCCATTTCACCATCTACTTCAATTGTCTTAGTACCAACATCAGTATTCCCAGCTGTGAATTTAGTCCAATTAGTTAAATTAGTTTTAGGAGTATCTGGATTAGATGTAAGAATATACATATCTGTCTTAACCATACAAGTCATGTATAGTTGTCGACGTTCTTTAGGAATTTCATACATCTCGTCCATAGTATTACAACTATGCATACCACCCAATAACTCATTAGAATGAGCTGTAGGGAATTTATCTACAGTTGTAAATGGACGAATAGGAGATGAAACATTCGTTCCTCTAATCTTGGTCGTTGCGATTTCTTCAATACCTTTTTCCAATTTAGAGTCCCCTTTCTTAAAGATAAAAAATCAGGCATCTGGAAATTATCCAGATGCCCAATAGTTTAATGATTATTCTTCATTACCTTTATATCCATCAACTAATGGAGTTTCAGTGCGAGTAACTGTATCATCTTCTGAAGAGATGTGTAATGTAGTTACAGAAGCACCTGGTTTTGGAGTTGTTCCAGTACCATCTGTGGATGGTTGATCTGGAAGTCTATGATTACCAGCAGAGTTAGGTAAATCAGTAGAATCAGAATTAGTAGTTTGGTAGTTAATCAAAACAGGAATGTTTTCATCTGTTTGTAAGTTACCAGATGTGTAAACGTCATAGTTATTAGTATAACCAGATTCGTTAGTAACACGGAAGTTTTGTTTTACATTCCAGTCGGAGTTAATAAGACCACCGATAGTGATGTCGCCACCAGCATTCAAACGGTAAGCGGATGGGATTGCGAATACCATGTATCCACCACCTGTAGCGTCGAAATGCATTTCTTTCTTAACTCGACCATCTTCGATTTCGATGAATTCGGAATGACCAAGTTTAAGAATGTCATCAGATTTAACAACAGCACGATCAGAAACGCCATAGTAAATCTTAGGTAAGAATTTAATAGAAGCTTGAGCTTTGGATTCCATATTGTTTTGGTCTCTAACTACTAATTCCCAAGTAGTGTTGGAAGTAATATTAACGTCAGATTTCTTAGCTGTATTAATACCAGCAGCAACAAAACCAACAGAAGCATTTGGATTAGCTGTACAGTTTACATATTGAGATGCAACGTTGTCAGAGTTTTCCAAATTCCAACCAAATTCAACTTCAGAAATAGTGGAACCGATTTCAGCAATACCATTAGCTGGTTTAGTGATACCGAAACCTTTCAATGCGATTGGTTCATATAACAAGTGGTCTAAAGCTAATTGTACTGTTGGGTACTTACGATGATTCAAAAGAATAACGTCAGGAGCTTTAACTACTTGAGGAAGACCAACCATACCTTTGATCATTTCTTGAAGTTCTGGAGCCAAGTCATCCCAAGTTACACGGTCAGTACCGTCTGGGTTTTGGGAATCATATTTTTTACCCATTAAGTAGGATTGGAAACCAGTGAAGTCACCAAATGCTACTGGGTTAAATGCAGTTTCGATTTTTTCTACACGAGCACCAGAAGTTGGGTCAAGAATAGCAATATTTTTATCTGTGTAGTTTACTACAACGATTTGGTAATCATTGGAAACGTCTTTAGTCACACCAATAGAGATTGGACCACGACCACAGATAAATTCAGAAGTTTCTAAGTCTGCACCGTTAATACGAGTTACAGTACCAGAAGAGAAGTTACCAACCCAGATATTGTCGGACAAGTCAACAGCGATAGCACGAGGTTCATCACCTACAGTGATATCAGCCATTTTAACTTGGTGGGAAACTTTAGTTACTACGCCGCTAATAGCACAAGCAACATAAATATTACCACGAGAGTCACAACAAATACCATCTGGACCATTGGCTACGTTTACAACTCCTTCATAAAGAGTCATACCTTTCCAGATTACAGAAAGAGTATTGTCAAGGTAGTTAGCAACCCAGATATTACCATCTGTATCGCAACAAATACCACGAGGGCCTTGACCAACACCAAATACTTCATTTACTTTACCATTAACAATTTTAGTTACAGTATTGGAAGCATAGTTAGTAACAAATACAGGATAATCGCCATGTTTATCAGCGATAGATCCTTCACAAATACCATAAGGGGAAGTACCGTTCGTAGGGATTTCTGCAACTACAGAACCATCACGAACTTGAGAAACGGTATTATCGTCTTGATTAACAACGTATTGTGTACGTCTATCACGACAAACTAAAACACCCCATGGAGAAGCACCAGTGGCAATCTTAGTTTCTTCAGTCCCGTTGGTATATTTAAATAAGCCATAATCTGCAGATTCTTTATGACCAATTTTATTGGCAGCTACCCAGATTGAACTTAAATAAGGCATATTAAATATCCTCCTTTAAATAAAAAATTGATATCAATTCTTTTAAGAATTTATAGTAATGTTCTATAGGTCATTTTTCAAGCCTATAGAACATTACTGAGTTTCATCATCTTCTTCATCATCATCGTCTATATAATTCTTCTTATCAGAATCACTTATATAGATCTTCTTAATGATAACTTTTGTTTTATTATCACTAACAGCATCCTTATAATCCCTAACATCTGCAGAGCGTTTAAAAACGATCAAATCGATTATTTCGATAATCCTATTTAGTGTGGATATCCTTTCTAGAAGTTCAAACCCAACTATGCCAACCATTAGGGATATAAATAATAAACCCTTAAATCCAATATGGTCTATTATTGTATCGGATAAAGCGAAGACTAATAATGTAGAAGTAGCAGTAGAAAGAGCTACTCTAGTCGCTCTATATTTAAAGGTAAGATGCATATACACCTTTTCTTCACCCCTAAATACGATTATAAAATCTTTAGCTAAACTTCCAAGCCAGCATACGATAAGAATTGCTATAAAGATAACGATCGAATCTAATGACAAAACTGCCGAGTAGAGATCTTTATCCATTGATATTGCCGCCTTTTCTACTATCAGTAATAGATTCGAAGCGGAAAGTTTTAGAAATAGTGTATAAACAAATACTAAATAATGTAATTAAGAAAATAGAAATAACTACACACGTTACAATCTTGCTAATAATAGCAGATTCGGTCTTCTCTTTATAATCCTTGATTAAAGTATTATATGTGCTTATATAAGTATCATATGGTTTTACTATTTCATATAAATTAGAACTACGTAATAGAATTAATTTATGAGAAATTTTACCATCAGGATTATTCTTAGTAAGAGAACGTCCAGCATCAAAATAACTTGGTACTATAAGATCATAAGCTTTAAGAGCAGTAACTCCACCACTATCAATAAGGTCGTTGATACTTTCTATTCCAGGTTTAGTGATTTCTAAATGCCTGCCATCAGAATCTTTAAGTTTCTTATTGTACTCAATGACACTTTTTGGCATATTCCTTTCTGGAATAAATAGAATATCATCATCGGTAGAATCACCAGTTCTATCCTCAGTTAGAATAGAAGTTATTACACTCTTCTCTAATTCTTTATTAGTAGATTTATTAATAACCTCACCCCATGGGACAAATAAATCTTCCGTAACATTCTTAGGACTGATAATAATTCTATCTTTATCAGCCAAGAATAAACGTTCTTGTTTATCTTCTCCATATGTTCTCGTGTTATTATTATCTAATGATAAAGCATCATGATATAGTGAAATTAGAGCTGTATTCTTATCAGTTGAATGAAGCTCTCTTTCTATAGTCAATAGATCTTTCTTACCATAATCATCTTGTAACTGGTGCTGGATATATCCAATAGTATAAGCATTCTGTAACTGCATATCACCTTTACGATTATTTATAATATCGTCGATATGTTTATTTTTTGTTGATTCTAAATGAGCAATAGTACTCTGATAGTTAGTCTTATACTCATAAATATCAACATAAATATTATTGCATAGTATTATTAAAATTATAGCTGGAAGTAGAGAAAGAATAATCATCAATCGTCTACGTAGCAACACATTTTGCATTAATAATCTACGCCAAGTATACAGCCGACATCTTATAATCATATATCTATTTCCACCTCCTTAGAATTGGAATTATCATAAATTTAAATAGTCAGTCCTTATAAAAATGTTAAACTAACTCCGCCGAACATACTAATAATCTTAATATATCATTAAAAAATAGGAGGTGTAATGATGGCTAGTTTTAAAGACAATGACAAGATTTCTTATGATGATCTTGCCCCAAGTCTACAAGCTATGCTTAAACGAAGCGTATCTAAAGACGATCTCGAAACATTCAAAAATAAAGTAGCTGAAATTGAAGCTAAACTAAACGGCATTCGTTTAAGTGTAGTAAATGATGTAGCTAGTATCCCTAACCCTCAAAACAATAAAGAGATCGCAATTGTTTTAGGTCCTAAGTATACTTTCATGTGTACTTATAACAACGGTTGGCAAAAAGCTAAAGCCGTGTACGCTTAGGGAGGTTTTTATATGTCGACTTTTAGTGAAGAGACTGGTATTAGATATGAAGATCTAACTAAAGATCTTCAAGAAATGTTTAAGCCAAAATTCACATACAATGATCTTCATGATCTAGAAAATCGTTTAATGAGAATTAAACAATTACTTGGTGATGTACGGGTTACTATTGCTCCAAGCAAACCTACAGATCCAAAACCATTAAAAGAGTTGTATGTAGATCCTTCCTTACCACAACCTTATATGTATACTGAAGATAATCGATGGGTACCAATTACAATGGTACCAGTAGAAGTATCTGATGACGATGTAACTTGTAAAGTCAATATCATTCAAACAGATAAACAACGTATCGTTGTTATTGTGGACGGTAAAGAATATCAAGAAACATTCAATTCTATTCTTGGTAAGAAATACACTACAAGAGTATATGCTACAGATGATAGATACATGCCTGGCACATTAGTCAATATGCCAGCATCAGGTATGTTCTTGGGTGATAGTGTATTTAAACTTTCTGATGCGGTACCTAAACAACTTTCTTCTAATAAAGAATATCATAAATATACATCTCATTCCAATATTGCTTATAACGAAGCAGTATTCGTTGAAACATGGTTTGATAATGCAACAGATATTACATTAGATATCAATACAGAAATCTGGTTAGGTTACAATGGATATAAATCTGGTCCATATAACTCGTTCTATAACTTTGAAGTACGGGTAAATAATGTTCCTATCTGGGAATCTGGTAGACGAAATGGTTCTGACCCATACTTTGCTCCTATCATGACTCCTACACAATACAAAAACTTCCATGTTGGTACATTCAAAACAAAAGTACCTGCTGGTAAAGTAAGAGTTTCGTTATGGGTATGGCAACAAGACGTTCGTAATAAACATTGTGATACTAATATCCGTAAATTTACTGTAGATTTTAAATAAGGAGAATTTTATGTTTGACTCTCTGATTAAATTTTTCGGTGGTGTGACTAAGAAAGAACACGAATTGATCGTGATGCAAACTATCGAAGATCTTACTAATTCTAATAAGAAAACAGCTGAAGCTTTGGAACAAGCTAAATCTGAATTAGCGGAAGCTGAAGCTCAAATCGAAGAATTAGAAGATTTGGTTAAAGCCAAATCTGCTACTATTGTAGCATTGAAAGAAGAAATCGAAACTAAGAATGAAGCAGCAGCTCCATCCTCTTTCAAGATCGGTTCTTTGAAATCTAAATCCATTCAATTATTCAAATCCATCCGTGGTGCTAAAGAAGAAAACGTAGTTAAATTTTACTTCGGTAAAGTTATTCGTTATGCTCGATTAGATGGTGATAAAAATGACCACGGTCTCTTCTATAAAGAAGGTAAAGGTGCTGAATACAAACATCTAACTTTTAAGAAATAAAAGACTATTATAGCCAGTAGCCAATATTGGCTACTGGTATAGTTTTTAACTACTCCGGAGACATTAGATTAATATTAATATTTAATTTATTCGATCAAGGAGATAGAACACATGTTAGAAAAGTTTGAGGATGTCTATAAGTGCGACTCCATTACAATCAACGTTACTAATAACTGTAATCTTAGCTGTATATACTGCTTTGAGCATAATAAACAACCAGAAATGATGGATTCCAAAACTGCTATTGATATTGTAGATAAAGCATACAATAGTAGAAATAAAGAATCTCATGGTAAGTTCATGTTGAACTTCTTTGGTGGTGAACCTTTCTTAAATTGGAAATGTATGAAAGATGTAATCGATCATTGTAATGAAAAAGGTTACGAAATCTTTTATGGTGTTACAACTAACCTTACTATTCTTACAGATGAGATTATGGAATACATTGATGACAATGAACTTCATTTATTAGTATCTGTAGATGGTAAGAAAGAAATCCATGATAAGAATCGTTCTAATAGTTATGATATCGTATCTGAGAATATCAAGAAGTTAATTGATAATGGTCTTGGTATCTTTGTAGAAGTCCGTATGACTATTCTACCTGAAGATATTGATAAAGCTATTGATGGTGTTAAAGAATTCTTAGATATGGGCTTTACTAATATTGCTCCATGCCCTGTAACTGATACAGAATGGAATGAAGAACAACTCAAAGGTCTTGAAAAATATATGGAAGATCTTATGGAGTTATACGTTACTAAATTAAATGACGATAACTCTACAGAAAACTTCTCTATCAAGAACACAGACGAGATTCTTCTTAATGTATTAGAACCAGATGTATATACACCACAAATGTGTCCAATTGGTTCTACTCGTTGGTGTGCATTTGATATCAATGGTGATATCTATCCTTGTCATCAATTACCAACTTCCGAAAAAGAACACAAAGAAGATCAAAAGATTGGTAATATCTATACAGGTGTAGATCGTTCTATGCTTACTGGTGGTGTAAACCCAGCTAAGTATATTAAAGAAGAATGTGAAACTTGTATTGGCAGATCTATCTGTGCTTCTGGTTGTCCTGAAGAAAACATTCGTCAAACTGGTAATGTAGATACACCATCTGATGCTTACTGTGCGGTTAAACGAGCTATGGTAAAAGCAGTTAAGAAATATCAACACAAATTCATTACTGCAACTAACGTTCGTAGTAGATCTTTGAATGTATTGATTGAAAATCTTAAGATTAAAGATTATATCGATACAATATTCAAGAATATTGATGTAAATGATGAATTAACTTTCACTGTATCATTAGCCCATGTAGATGCTATGATTAAAAACCTTGGTGAAGAAAATATTATTGGATCCTTTAAGGATTACTTCACTAATGCTATTATAGATAAATCTGCTAAAGTATTAGCAGCTCAAGGAGTAGAAGATTTATATCTATCTCAAATTAAACCAGAAGATGCTGTTGTTACTAAAGTAATAGAAGAGGAATTATAATGGATTCTGAAAATGCTGTAAAGCGTATAGAATGTGAATTATATTCTCCTAGTACTTGGACTATTTCTATTGGTTTAGATAGAGTTACAAATATAGCAGGATATAGTTGTAAGATAGTTAGATTGACTTCTAATACTTACGATATCCAATATAAAGTAAAAGAAGATGAATTCTCTACTTTAAGCTCTGCTTTTGTAAACTTCCCAGACCAAGATGGATATAGTGATGTAAAGACATCTACTAACGTTGGTATTAATCTTACTTTCAATAAGATAAATAATATAGATAAAGATAAGGCTAAAGAAATATTAGAATACTTTATTTTATCTATATTCGGTAAAGAGGTATATCGACGTATAACAAATAAAGAAATCCGTATAGATCTTTATATAACGGATGAAGATAAATTTGCTAGAAAATAAAGGAGAATATTATGGCTAATAGACATAAAGTCATTTATGTAGAAGCTAGAAAACCTAATAAAGGGACATTCCCAGGTAGAACTTATTTTAGCTCTATTATTGATATTATTCTAACTAACTTAAACGAACGAGATTCCATTAAACGTGCTAAAGAACATCCTTGGCAAGAAAAGACTGGTACTCGTTATGCTCAATTAAGTGGTATTGAAAATACAGACTTAGAAAGACGCTTACAAGAAGCTCAGCGTTCTGTAAATGAAGAAGATGGTACTCTTAAAGCTAATGATGTAAACCTTATTATCGATACTACAGCTGACTTAGTTAGAACCATTGCACCTATTAATACAGTAGAAGTACGTGAAGAATGTACTTACTGGAGAAATGAAAAGATTGTTCCTTTAGATGCAGGCGTAGGTACTTCTCCTGTATTGAGCACTAATCTAGATTCTAAGCTTGTTAAATATACTACAGCTTCTGGTCAAGGTATCAGAGTATCTGGTTATTCTAATATGGATGCTAGAATCGCTAAATCTATTTCTGGTGCAGAAGTAGAACATTTCGGCAATATGCCTGGTAATACTATTCATTATATTGGTAGAAATATTACTAAAGATTTTAAAGTAATTGGTTTATTAACAGCTCAAGCATATAACGGTACTACAGATACTGCTACTAAAGTTGGTAATCCAAGCAACTTTATCGTATTTGAAAATCAATTATCTGATTTCCCTGAAGATATGTCTGGTATTGCTGTTACTGTAGGCAGCACTATATATTCAATTGAACGTGCTTCTATTAAAGAAACAGCTGACCACAATCATTCATATGCTACAATAGCAAATACAGATCCAACAGTACCTGTATTTACAGAAGCTGAAACTATTTATAATGTAAAATTCCAAGCTGTTGTAAACATGGAAGCCGTATTAAAACAAGATGCTCGTATTTGTACACTTAACTACGATCCAGCGAATTCTTCCACAGCTTGTGAAAACCGTTCTATCTTACACGGTTTCCGCATTGCTACTCAAGAAGATGCTACTACAGTTCAAATCTGTAATAATACACTACGTCGTGTTACTAAAGCAGTCTCTGATCCAACTACAAACTTTACAATTGAGCATGTAAATACTGGTGAAACTGTATATGCTTCTAAATGGGCATTGATTGCTGAATATCTTCGTAGAATTTCTCAACAACTTGACACATATAACAACTGGTGGGATGATAATGGATATTGTAATATCACATGTCAAACTCACTGTCAATCTACTTGTCAATTATCTTGCCAAGGTTGTTATTCTAATACATGCCATAATCAAAACTGTGGTATGTCTTAATTCTTATAGGAGATTCTATGGATAATTATAGAGAATATTTCTTTTTCTTAACTAATAATTGTCCTAATCGTTGCAAGTACTGTTATATAGACTTCCATTCTAAGGATATGACTATAGAGCAGATTGATAAATACATGGAAGAGCTTAAACCTTCAAGAATTATATTCTTTGGAGGTGAGCCTCTCCTTCGATTAGACTTAATTGAATATACGGTTAAGAAATACTACGGAAAATGTAAATTCCAAGTAGTTACGTCTACTATGGCTAACTTTAAAGAATTTATTGAATTCCATAAACAATATAAACTTAACGAAGTACAACTATCTTGGGATGGATTTACTAATAGTCGTGTTGATATACATGGTAATTCTATTGCTGATAGAGTTAATGCTAATATTGAATATGCTTTGGAGCAAGGTATTACATTCGATATTAAGACTGTAGTAAATAATGAGAATATTTATAAGCTTAAAGAAATACATGATCATTTTAAAGCTCTTAAATATGATACTAAATATCCTGGTAAAGCTAATGGTGAATTCGTTATTGCTCATGGTGAAAACTATTCTGAAGACTTCTATGAAGAACTAGAGAAACAATTGCCTTATACATTTGATTTAGATAAGCTCTATGTAGAGCATTTAAATAAGATTGGAGCATGGTTAAGACAAGATCGTAGTTTCTGTAGTTGTGATATTGGTAAATATACTACAATATCTCCAGAAGGTATTCAAAATAACTGTACTGCTATGAGTCAACAACTAGTTCGATTAGATGATACTAGAGCTCAACGTAGATGTAAACATGAAGATTGTCAGAAATGTGAATTCGGAGCAATCTGTGATGGTGGTTGTCGATATGAACGATATGAGAAGTTCTGTGATGACTGGGAGAACCATTACTTAGATTGCACATGTCGTATAACTAAGATATTTGGTAAAACTATTAAGAACTTCTTAGCTTCACTAACTCCTGAAGAAAAGAAAATACTTCTTAAGAAATATCTAGACTATACAGCATGGACTCAACGTGAGCATAATATTACTCCACTGGAAAGTATTAATAAAAACGATAAATTCTAATCATTTTATACTCCTTAAATTTTGTAATTATTCTAAATTTCAATTATATATTATTAAGGTGAATAAAGTAGTTTATTTATAATATTAAAGGAGTATTAAAATGAAAGAAGAAAAACAAGTAGAGTACATTAAGGAATTCGTAGAATTCCCAACTTTTATCCGGTCTTTTGTAAGACCAAAAAATTTATTTGCGGCAGAAACTGAAGCGTGGAGATTCAACTGTCCAAATTGTGCATTACAGGTATCGGTGATTCGTAGTTCTACATCATTTGGTGGAAGACAAGGATTATTCGAGTTAGCCTTCATGGAAGGTGATGAGGTGTGTGAATGCACTGAATTAATCTATGATGTAGAAGGGTATTTAACAAAAGAAGACGTATTGGAGTATTTAGAAAAAGCCCGTCATCTCTATTATGATGTGGAAACGTCTAGATATGTTGTAATGTAATTATATTTTAAATAAGAAGGTAGAAGAAATGAAAAATACGAAAATCAAAACAAGTGGTCTAACCGCTATTTTAAAATCTATAGGTTATCATACGAATGTGGTAGTAAACCATGTTCCGCATGGATACAAAACTATTTTAACAGCAGTAAAAGATGATGCATTAATTGAAATGCATCTTACTTTAAAAGAATACCTCTTTAGAGAGGATTCAAAGGTTTTAGTTCGTTTCTATAATATGAAAAAGGATCACGAATCTATTATAGAGAAGGTTGTAGATACTAGCGATCGTCAAACAGTTGCTAAGTCTATACTAAAAACATTTGACGCAGCAAACAAAGAAACATTTCTATTTATAGAAAGTGTGTTAAAGTTGATGTATTTGGCTTTAGTCGATACAAAGAGCATAAAAGAATATTATTCTGCTCAAAAGGCTATCTCTAGAGTCTGTAAATTAGCAGTTAATGCAAATTGGTAACTCTAACTATACTCAATAAAATATAGAGTATAGTTATTAAGTTATATAAATTAGTTGTTTTATTTTAAATTAATTTTCAGGAGGATTTTCAAAATGAAAACAACAAAAGCAAACAAAACATTGGTAATTTTGGCAGCTATGGCTGCAATCTCTGGTACTACATTTGCAGCAGGGGTAAATAATACCGTAGACCCTAACTCAGCACTTTACGGTGCCGAAGCGTATGGCAAATCTAACGTTATTGAAGCAGGTGGCACAAGTGCCTTCGCTGTAGGTTACAACAACACAGTGTCAAAAGACAATGCATTTGTGTATGGTAATGCAAACAAGGCAAAGGGTACCAACTCTATTGCCGGTGGTGAATATTCCACAGCAGCTGGTCGTAATTCCGTAGCAATTGGTTCTAGTGCACAAGCACTAAAAGATAACAACTTTGCTATTGGCTCCCAAGCACGTGCAAACGGTACTGATGCTTTAGCTTTCGGTAATGGAGCTTACGCTGAAAATAGCTCCACTATCGCTATTGGTAAAACAGTAAAAGCTGAAGCTGATTCTACTGTCGCTATTGGTGTTCGCACTAATGCATCTGGTAATTCTACAGTTGCTATTGGTCGCGACAATTCTGTTGCAGCTGCTAATACAACAGTAATCGGTAGTAATAATGGGTCTATTGCTGCTGACCAATCAGTAGTAGTGGGCTACAATAATACAGTTGTGGGTACAGACCCTGAACAACTTGTGTTCGGTTCTAATTCTAAGACCCAAGGTCAAGGTGCCATTGCTGTTGGCACACATGCTGAAGCTACAGCTATGGATGCTTTAGCAATTGGTAACAATACCCTTGCTGATAATGCTAATAGTGTAGCTATCGGCACTAACTCTGTGACTGACAGTGTAGTAAACACTACTTCTGCATCTATCGGTGGCAAAACTTATACATTTGCAGGCACAAATGCATTGTCTACTCTCTCTGTAGGTTCCGATGCTCGTTCTTCTACAAATGGTGCTGCTAACTACAAACGCACAGTAACAAACGTAGCGGCAGGTCGTATTAGTGATACTTCCACAGATGCAATTAATGGTAGTCAATTACATGCTGCTGTTAAAGCTATCGACAAAAACCATCAAGACATTAAAGATACAGCTATCGGTCTTCAATTGTTAGGTGATGTTGTAGCTGATCACGAAACAGCAATTGCTGCTAATAAACAAGCAGCAGCTGATGCTATGGCAGAAGCTAAGAAACACGGAAGTGTTGTTGCTGGGGACAATGTAGTTGTTACAACTTCCACTAATAGCAATGGTGGTATTGAGTACAAAGTAGCTACTAAGAAAGACGTAGAACTAAGTTCCGCATCTTTCGGCTCTGTTTCTGACCCTGTACACAATACTATCACCAAAGATGGTATGGGTGTATTTGATAATGACGTTGACACTCAATACAAAGCTAACGGTGTTGTGATCGAAAACCGTGATAACTTGGATACAGCTACACATGATATCAATGGTGTTACAGCTGACTCCAATAACCGTTACGTAGCATTCACTACTGACGGTATCGATGCAGGTAGCCAAGTTATCAACAACGTAAAAGCTGGTGTAAAAGATACTGATGCTGTTAACTACAAACAGTTGAAAGATTCTATTTCTACCGAATCCGTAGTTTCCGATAGTCGTATAGACAACATCGCTTCCGTAGGTGTATTGAATGGTAAATCCACTGGTGATGCAAATGCACAATATGGTGTGTATGTATCCCGTACAACAGTAGATGCTATCGCTAAAGGTTCCAACCGTTTCGCTGGTGACGATGTCATCAAAGTAGAACGTTGGGTTGCACCTAGCAATGTAGCTGACTTGACTACTTTCAAATATGATGGTAATAAAGCAGCTACTAAAACACCTTTAACATACAAAGCTAACGGTACTACTGAAACTACTATGCTAGCTGATGGTCTAGACTTCACTAATGGTTCTAATACAACAGCTTCTGTTGATGCTAATGGTGTAGTTAAATACGACTTAAATAAAGATATCACAGTTGATTCTGTAAAAGCTGGTAAAGTTGTAGCTGATAAAGCTAACATCGCTGGTGTTACTATCGACAACAATGGTATCAATGCTGGTGGTAAAACTATCGCTAACGTAGCACGTGGTATTAATGCTGATGATGCTGCTACAGTAGGTCAATTGAACGATGTACGTACTGCAATGGCTAATGGCGATGCAGCTACATTGAATCGTGCAAATGCTTACACTGATAGCCGCGTGAGCGAAACTACAGCTCAAAATGCAGCTCTAGCAGCTCTACACCCATTGGACTTCAACAAACATGACAAGTTCCAAATCGCAACAGGTGTTGGTAATTACAAAAATAAAACATCTGTAGCATTGGGTGCATTCTACCAACCTAACGAAAACACATTGCTTTCCTTAGGTGCAACTTTAGGTGCTCATCGCAATGTCGTGAATGCTGGTGCAACATTCCGCTTCGGTAAACACAGTGAAATGAACACTGACCGTCATGACGCTCTTGAAGCTAAAGTGAAAACTTTGGAAGAAACATTAGCTGATATTTCTGCTAAATACGATGAACTTCTAAAGAAAGTAGAAGAAACTAAATAATTATATTATTTGATGAAAGAGCCTCTTATAGAGGCTCTTTTATTTTTTAAAAAAGGGGTAAAGAAAATGAAAGCAAACAAAATTTTAACTAGTTTAGTATTAACATCCTTAGTAGCTGGAACAGCTATGGCTTCTAGCAACAATCAATCTTTCAACGTTGGACACTATCGTTCAACTCTTGAAGCTAATAACTCTATCGTCTATGGTGAGGACATTAATGTTACTCAACATAATGACGGTAATGTAGTAAGAAATATTCTAATCGGTGGTTACAATAATATGGCTCAACATGATGCTCATAATAGTTTAACCGTTGGTAATAGCAATAATAACAACTCTACCAATTCGGTTGTAGCTGGTGATCATAATACTATTACGAATGCGAACAATTCTATTGCAGGTGGTTGGCAAAATGCTAGTCACTCTAGCAATACATTAATATTCGGTACTACTAATGCTATTGATTTCAATAGCGATAACTCCTTTGCTGGTGGTGAACGTATCAAACTTAGAGGCAAAAACTCGTTCGTCTTTGGCGAAGGTGCAGAAGTAGAAGGCGATAATACATACGCTATCGGTAAAGAAGCGACTGTTAGTGCTAGTAACTCAGTAGCTATTGGCAATCAAGCAAAAGCTACTGAAGAGAATAGTGTAGCTATTGGACACGAATCCAATACCAATACCGTAATCGGTACAGCATCTGTTACTATTAATGGTACAGAGCATACATTTGCTGGCAGTGCTCCTGTTGGCACTGTATCTGTTGGTGATATCGGTAAAGAGCGTACAATTACAAATGTAGCTGCAGGTCGCATTGATTCCAACTCTACTGATGCTGTAAACGGTAGTCAATTACATGAAGTAGTTGATGCTTTAAAACCAATCCCAGAAATTGAGCATAATGTTGACGTCAACAAAAAGCTTATTGAAAATCATGACGGTCGTATTAATGATCTAGATAATAAAATCGTTGATGTTGCTTCTAATACTATCAAAGAAGCTAACAACTACACTGACAGCCAAGTAGCTAGTGTAGGTGCTCAAAGTGCAGCTTTGGCTGGCTTGCATCCTTTAGACTTCAATAAGGATGACAAAGCTTCCTATGCCGCATCCGTTGGTCACTACCGCAACGCTAATGCTGTTGCAGTAGGAGCATTCTACCGTCCTAATGAACGCACTATGGTATCTGGAGCTGTTTCCTTTGGTAAACATATTCAAATGAACCTTGGCGTAGCTTTTAAGACCGGCAAAGGTTCTGAATATATCAACGAAGCCAAATCCAAAGATAGTAGAATTGAAAAGTTAGAAGCTTTAGTAGAACAATTGACTACTGAAGTTGCTGAACTTAAAGCTAACAAATAATAGATCTAAGATAAGGAGTTTTGTATGTATACTATTAATATTTATAAAGACATGAATCAGCTTGATATCTCTTTCAAAGATGTACAGGAAGAAAATTTAGATACTGTACTCGAAACCATAGAAGGAGGCTTTTGGTTATATGTCAAAAAATGGTATGAAGAAAACAACATTATTGAATTTAGAATCGAAGTAATCGATCAAATCAATAAAGATATTAGAAATATTATTTGGGAATCTAAAGAAGGCTTCTTAGAAGCGTGCTCTATAGAAAAATATATCCATCATCTGATAAATAAAGAGACTTATCAGATCTGGATCAAAGATCATGTGGATTCTGAAAGCATTTGTAAGTTTGCAGATTAAAGCCAACAAATAATTCAACTTTAAAATAATCGCAGGGGTGCGTCAAACACCCCTCTTTTATTTTTTGTCTCCGAAAGGAAGGATAGATAAAATGATCCTTTATTTACCAGAACGTCTTTATGATGAAATTAAAGATAATCAAGATTTTATCGATATCTCTGAACAAATGGAAGATATCTATACAGAGAAGAATACATTTGAACATGCTATCACTACTAACTGGGTAGATAATGATGAAATCAAAGCTCTAGGAATTAAACTAGATAAACTTATCGAAACTTTCTTCAAAGACAAACCTAATTATATTGAAGAATACAAAATCAACAATGGTAAGTATTCTAAACAAGAAATGATTGTTAAGTATGAAACTGGTAATGCTGAAGTTTATGATTATGAAAACAAATTCTTCTTATTATCCAATATTCTTAATAAATCATATGAAGATGGTACTTATACTGAATATATGAAACCTTATGTAAACTTATTTGAGTCTACTAGTTTAGAAGAAAAGAAAGAAATGAATCTTTCTAAATATATTTGGTTAAAATATATGCATGCTAAGTTGTATGTAATGGCTACTAAGATTAATTTCGTTGATATGAAATGGTATAAATCTTTTGCAGACCAAGCATTACAATTATTAGATGAATTGAATGTATATGATGATACAGATATCTTCGAAAACTCTTTCTTAGAAGCATATCTAGAAGCAGTACAAACTGTAATGGTTAATAATCCTAAATTACCTAGTCAAGAGATTCTTAATCTATTAGGCAGAGTAAATGGTATTGTAAATGAAAAGTCTTTCCAATACTATAACTGCAGTTTCTCTGTATTGTCTTATATGGATACTATAAATAACCTATATCTATTCAAAGGTGATTTTACAGCATTCCATCATATGACTTCTACTATTGTAGATTATATCAATGACTCTTTATACTATATAGAAAATACTCTTCGTGGTTTAAGCTATTATGATAAGTCTAATCATGCTATGTATGCTATTCTTATTCGTAAATATCTTAAACTCACCGATTACTGTGATTACATGAGAGATATTAAGATTAAATATCTTTCTGACGCAGATAAAGAGTTTATTCTTTCTGATAGATTGGGTTCTGATGTATCTACAAATCCATTTAATGGTGTAGTAGAATCTCGTACTCTGGAAGATTGTGATTCTTTCTTTAAGAATAACTTCTATCTAGAAAATCTTAAGCATATAACGGTAGAATAACCATGTTTGATACTATAAAATATGTGCTTATTAAGTTCTGTAGCTTCTGTAACTTAGATTGTAGCTATTGTATTATCTCTGATAGAGATTCTAAAGCTAAATCTAATGTATTTAACCAGTCCAAGGAACTTAGAAAACTGTTGCTTACTATGGATATCGGTCCAGTATTAGACTTTGAGCTTACTGGCGGGGAATGTAGTCTATATTGTAACGAAATTAGATCTTTCATGAAGGAAATGAAGAAGATCGAACGATATAAAGATACAAGAGTAATTGCATCTACTGTAACTAATGGTACTAACTTAGATGGTATCTTTGAATTACTAGATGACAATGTATTAGATCCTTGGTCTATGAAGATGTCTTGGGATGGATTATATTCCGCATCAAAAGTTAGATTTTCTAAATTACCTCAATATGATGATCAATTCTTTAGAGATCAAGTAGCTAAACTTGGGGCAAGTAAATATCGTAATGATATTTTACTTAGAATAGCACTTACTCATGAAACAGTAGATGACTTATACGATTCCGTTAAGTATGCAAGAGATTGTGGTTGTAATAAGATAGAGTATTATCCTCTATATCTTAAAGAAGACCCAATGTATTACCATGATGAAGAACTTCTTAAGAAGTTTAAAGTCCAAGCTATTAAGATAGCTGAGTTATATAATAAAGAACCATTTGATTATGAAAATTGGAACTATTTATATTATACTCGTGCTCTAAACGCAGGGAAACCGTTCGATTTGGGATGTGAGATATTAGGAAAAATGATTTATGTCACTACCCCTGGGGATGTATACCCTTGTTCTCTTTTTAGTGAGAATTTTAAACAAAACTTCATTATCGGTACAGTAAAAGACGGTATTGATTATGACAAAATGCAAAAGTTTGTCAAAGACTACACTGAATGGGATAATGGTTGTAGTGGATGTAATCAATACCATTGTAATAAGTGTCCAGCGATGCTTTATTACACAAGACATAAGGGGTTGGGTTGTTATATTCATCCTTTCAAGAAACTTGAAAGCGATATATTCGAAACTCTAGCACCAGCTCTTACAGAGCAACAAACAAAAAAGATCTTAGGTAGATTAAATTTTGTTAATGATCCTGAAGTAACTAACAGGATGCCTAGTTGGATAGCGAGAGATAGATAAAATATGGAATTTATAAATTTAGTCGTTTATGTAAAGAACGTAGATAAAACTATTAATATTCATTGTAACCTTAACTTCGAAAATGAGTTAATTTTAAAAGAGATTATTAAGAGATATAACCAAACTCTTATTAATCATTTTGGAGCTAAGTTATTTAGCGATAGTATTCTATTCCAAGAAGTAAATACAAATGTGTATAAGAATTATAATAACCTAGTGACTGTAGATGAAATAAATATGGTTGATTCGGTTTATGATAATACTTTCACTACTATAGACTTCTATAACTTTAGCTCTTTCGATCAATATATGAAGAGTTTAGTGATTGGAGAGATCGTAGGTGTTTGATAACTTCAAATCTATCATGATCAAGGTATCCGATAAGTGCAATATGTGTTGTGATTATTGCTTCCAAGGAGAAGGAGTCTCTGAAGGAGTATTTAGTGATATCGATGATCTTAAAAATTTCTTAAAAGATTTACCTACTGGAGATACGTTATATGTAAAGTTTATCGGTGGAGAACCTTTAATCTATTCTGATAGTATTAAACGTATGATAAAGGAATTAAGAAAACTAGAAAGAACGAAAGACGTTCACTTTAGATTTGGTCTAACCACTAATGGTCTATATTTCAAATCTTTAATTGAATTGATTAAAGATGGATATCTAGACGAAGAGTTAGTAAAAGTAAGCTGGGATGGAAAGTATAGTAAGTATATTCGTAAGTCTTGTTATGATAATGGCTTTGTGAATAATGCTATCTATTCTATAATCAAAGAATGTCCTAATGTAACAGTTAGGATAGCTATACATCTAAAGAATGTAGATTCCATTGAAGAATCTATGCTTGCTTTACTATCTAGAGGAGCTAAATCTATTGAGTTGTATTATATAATGGAATACCCATTATATAGAGATGAATGGTTTATATATAAATGCAAGAAAATGTTTGAGAAGGTTGCTAGAATATATAGCTTCTTCTCATTCAGATATATAAACTGGGAGTCTCTTAAATATAACTCAGATAAAGAGACATCTGAAGCTTCTAAATGTAGTCATCTAGGTTCACATCTCCATATCGATAAGAATGGAGATTTATATCCTTGTGGTATGTTTGTCCCTGATGATAATATATATGTGACCACACAATGGAAGATTGGTAATTTAAAATCTGGTATCGACTTCACTAAAACTAAAGAATTAGAAATGGAGTTGAACAAAGAAGTTGGTTGTTCTAAAGGTTGTAAAAACGTCAACTGTTTTGAATGCCCAGCTGTTAATTTAGGTGAAATTGGAAGTATGGATAAACGATTCATGCAACAATGTGAGCTTAAAGAAATTGAACGCAAAATTTATAATAAATTCCACGGAGTAGGCTAATATTAGCCTACTCCAAATCTTCCCTTATTTTTTCCTTCCAAAAGGGTGTTAAAATCTCTGAACTTCATAATATAGAAGAGAAGAGTATCTTCGAAAAATTTTCAAGTTTACTATTTTCTCATATTCTATATAGAATAATTTTATTTTTTTAAGGAGGTGTAATTTTAATATGGACACAACAAACCGACGCGTCGTTGAAAGCCCTGTTGCTTACGATATCCCTGGCACTAATGTTGCTTCTGGTATCGCTCCATTTAAAACTACCGATAATTATGCTACTCATTACGAAGAGTATGGTCAAGGTGGCTATCGTTCTGTAAAAACAATTGAAGAACGTAATGCTATCCCTAAGAAACGTCGTAAATTGGGTATGCTTGTTAATGTTCTCTCTGCAGGCATTTTCAAATTAACTTCCGATCCTGGTAACGGTAATACTACTGATGAAAACTGGGGTTCTTTGGACTCTGTTACAGTACAAGATGCTACTCCTAGCGATAACCCTACAGCTAGCAATCCTGCTGTAGACGGTAACTTGATTACATTGTCTGACGGTGCAATCATGCGTACACAAGTAACTCCAAACTTACCTTCTTATGTTTTCAATGTATTCTTGAAAGCTAAAGCTGACTATGCAAAAATTCGTTGGTGTGTAGTAGTTGGTCAAACAGTTCCAACTGTTACTTACGTAACTACTAACTCCCGTGGTGAAACAGTTCCTGCTACAATCCTTGTAGATGAATTGGATACACTTGAATTACGTGCTGGTACAACTAAAGTTCTTGAATTCGAAACATTGGATCATGGTGATACTTGGTTCGTAAACGGCAAAACTTATAACAAAGCTGGTGCCGAAACAGATCCTAACCTTGAAATTATTACTCGAGCTAAATTGAATAAAGCTCTTGAATGGGAAACAGTAGAGGAATAGGAGGAACTGCTAATATGAACATGATTAAACGCTTTGTACGTCTTACTGCAGCTAAATACAGTGAATTGATTACTGGTACTAAAGTAGACGAAGATGCTTTCTATTTCTTGGAAGATACTGGTGAACTCTTCAAAGGTTCCGTACAACTTACAGATGCTCTTGTTGTTATCGACTCCATTGATAACATTCCTGACGTTAAAACAATTCGCAAAGGCCGTTTCTATGTAGATAAAAACGGTGGTGTTGCAGGTATGGTTAATGATCAATGGACTAAATTCATTGATCCTAAGGCTCGTCCTATTAACTACGTAGAAGATGCTTCTCAACAACCAGCTGGTGCTAAAGAAGGTGTATTCTATTTCGACGGTGTTAACTTGGGTGTCGTTAATGGTGCTTCTTATGTTAACCTTTCTAAATTCGATGCATCTGTATGCTCTTTGGTAAAAGATGCTACAGTTCGTCCACAAAACTTAGTTAATGGTCACTTCTACCTTGATACTAAAGGTAATGTGGGTGTAGCTATTCAACTTACTGAAGATCCTAACTCCTTAGATTACAACTTGATCATTCAACCTAATACCAACTATGTAACTCTTAGCAAAGTTGAAGATACTATTAAAGAAGCTAATAAAGCAGTAGCTACTGCTTATACAGCTGCAGATACAGTTTTGAAACAAGCTGTTGATGAAGTATTGAATACTTTGAAAGGTCAAGTAGCTGCTCTTGAAGCTAACTTCGAAGAAGGTAAAGCTAAAGAAGCAAAAGTAGCTGATATTGCTCATGAATTGGAAAATCTTCCTACAGACAAAATCGCTACTAAAGAAGAATCTAAGAAAGCTGTAGATGATCTTAAAGCTGACATTGAAGCTAAAATGTTGAATAAAGTTGAAGTAGTTGTTGGTAAACAACTTTCTACTGAAGACTTCACAACAGAAGAAAAAGAAAAACTTGCTGGCTTGGAAAAATACACACTTCCAGTTGCTTCTGAAGAAGAATTGGGTGGTGTAAAAGTTGGTGAAGGTCTCTATGTAACTGACGGTAAATTAAACGTTCATGAACAAGACCTTTCTGCTTATGCTAAAACTGCTGCTGTTGAAGAAAAACTCAACGATTACGCTAAAGCTGTTGAAGTACAAAATCAATTAGAAGCTTATGCTAAGAAAACTGAATTA